GCAACCGCCGAGGTCGAGGTGCCCCACCAGAAGGCGTTCAACGCCTATCTGCGCAGCGGCGACGATGATGGCCTGCGCGGTCTGGTCACCGAGGAAAAGGGCCTGACGGTCGGCAGCGACGGCGACTTCCTGGCCGCCCCGCAAGGCGCCGAGACGGTCCAGAACGTGCTGCGTTCCGGCGCGTCGCTGCGCAGGCTGGCAAATGTCGTGGCCATCGAATCCGCCAGCTATGAAGTGCTGGTCGAGAAGAACGAGATGGGTGCGGGCTGGGCCACCGAAGCCGCCGCGGTCGAGACGACGCCGAGCCAGATCGAGCGCATCTCGATCCCGCTGCACGAATTGTCGGCCATGCCCAAGGCCAGCCAGCGCCTGCTGGACGACGGGGCCTTCGACGTGGAATCCTGGCTTGCCGAGCGCATCGCCGACAAGTTCGCCCGGTCCGAGGCCGCTGCCTTCATCACTGGTGACGGGGTTGCGAAGCCGAAGGGGATCCTGACCTATCCGACCGCGCTGAACGCCGCAGCGGGCACCAACAAGATCGGCGTGGTCGAGACCGGCACCGCGGGCGGGTTCAACGCGGCTGCCCCGGCCGATGCGCTGATCGACCTGATCTATGCCCTGGGCGCGGAATACCGGGTCAATGCCAGCTTCGTCATGAACTCGAAGACGGCAGCGGTCATTCGCAAGATGAAGGATGCCGATGGCCGCTTCCTGTGGACCGATGCGCTGGCGGCCGGGCAGACGCCGCAACTGCTGGGCTATCCGGTCCTGATCAGCGAGGACATGCCCGACATCGGCATCGACGCGCTGGCCATTGCCTTTGGCGATTTCCGCGCCGCCTATACCATCGTCGAGCGTCCCGACCTGCGCGTCCTGCGCGATCCGTTCAGCGCCAAGCCCCATGTGCTGTTCTATGCGACCAAGCGCGTGGGCGGCGGCGTGACCGACTTCCGGGCCGTCAAGCTGCTGCAGTTCGCCTGATCCCGGATCGCGGGAACAGGTGAGGGAAAGACCGCGCACGGGTCGGTGGCCATCCTGGCTTTGCAACTGTCCGCGCGTGCTGATGGCTGGCGCGCGGGCGCGGTCTTTCCCGATCTGATGCGACGACAAGGCCCCAGCGGGCCTTGTCCCGGTGGATGACGAGCGGACAGCAAGACGGGAGGTTCGCGAGATGATGCTGATCGAGGAAACGGCGCCGGCGGCCGAGGCGCTGCCTGTCGCGGCGCTGCGCGAGCATTTGCGGCTTGGAACGGGGTTCGAGATTGCGCAGGACAATGCCGAGGACATGGCCCTGGCAGGCTTTCTGCGTGCGGCGATCGCCACGATCGAGGCGCGCACGGGCAAGGTCCTGCTGACACGGCGCTTTCGGATGCAACTGGACGACTGGCGCGACCGGCTGGGGCAGACCCTTCCCCTAGCCCCTGTGATCTCGGTCGAAAGGATCGAGATCGATGACGGCATGGGCACCGTCACCGAGATTCCGGCAGATAATTGGCGGCTGCTGCCGCATGGGCAGCGCCCGATGATCCTGCCTGCCGGGGTGATCCTGCCGCATGTGCCGCGGAGGGGCTTGGTGAATGTGACCTTCTGGGCCGGCTTCGGCGAGACCTGGTCGCAGGTTCCCGCCGATCTGGCGCAGGCGGTGATCATGCTGGCGGCGCAATATTACGAGGATAGGGGCCAGTCGGGCGCAAAAGGTGCGATGCCATTCGGCGTCAGCGTCTTGATCGAACGCTGGAGGCAGGTTCGGACCCTGGCAGGACGCGGCAGCCGAGAGGCACGCCGATGAGCACGCCCAAGCTGAATGTGCGGTTGGCTTTGGAAGGATCTGCCCGGCAGGACGATGGAATGGGCGGCTATCGCACCGTCTGGCAGCCGATCGGTTCGCTGTGGGCCGAGATGAAGTCGCAGGCGGGACGAGAGCGCGGGGCCGAGGTGGGTCCCGAAAGCGTCGTGTCCTGGCGGATCACCGTTCGGGGCGCCAGGGCCGGGGACCCGCGCCGTCCGGTCGCAGGCCAGCGGCTTCGGATGGGCCAGCGGATATTCGTCATCGAGGCCGTGGCGGAACGCGACCCGGCTGGCCAGTCTCTGACCTGTTTTGCCCGAGAGGAGAAGCAGACATGAGCTTTGCGGCAAGCATCGCCCTGCAAGGGGCGGTTTATCAGCACCTGCGCGCAGATCCCGCCCTGAACGACATGGTAGGAGACGCGATCTTCGACGCGATGCCGGTCGAGGCGCCTGCGGGTGTCTTTGTCTCGCTTGGTCCCGAAGATGTGGTGGATGCCGGCGACATGACTGCGGCGGGATCGCGGCACGACTTTGTCGTGTCCGTGCTTTCGGGTGCCGGGCAGGGCGGGGGTTTCGCCGCGGTCAAGTCGGCCGCCGCCGCTGTGGCCGAGGCGCTGGACCAGGCGCCCCTGACGCTGAGCAAGGGGCGGCTGACCGCCCTGTGGTTCCTGCGCGCCAGGGCGCGGCGGGTGGAAAACGGTGCCGCGCGGCGGGTCGATCTGACCTTTCGCGCGCGGATAGATCTGGGCTGAGGAGATAAGCCATGGCGGCACAGAATGGACGTGATCTGCTGATCAAGATGGACATGACGGGTGACGGCGCGTTCGAGACCATTGCAGGTCTTCGCGCCTCTCGCCTGTCTTTCAATGCCGAGACGATCGATGTGACCAGTCTGGAAAGCGAAGGCGGCTGGCGCGAGTTGCTGGGCGGGGCGGGCGTGCGCAACGCGTCGATTTCCGGGTCGGGCGTGTTTCGCGACGCCAACACCGATGGGCGTGCGCGCCAGATCTTCTTCGACGGAGAGGTGCCCCGCTTCCAGGTCGTGATCCCCGATTTCGGCACGGTCGAAGGGCCATTCCAGATCACCGCGCTGGAATATGCCGGAAGCTACAACGGCGAGGCCACCTATGAGGTGACGATGGCATCCGCTGGCGCGCTGACCTTCGTGGCGCTGTGATGGCGAATCCGTTGCGCGGAGAGGTCGAGGTGGTGCTGGACGGCACCGCCCATGCCGGCCGGCTGACGTTGGGCGCGTTGGCTGAACTGGAGCATGAGCTGGGCGCCGACAGCCTGATGGCGATTGCCGGGCGGTTCGAACAGGGCCGTTTCAGCAGCCGCGACGTGCTGGCCGTGCTGGTGGCGGGTCTGCGCGGAGGCGGCTGGCGCGGGACGGCGGCGGAGCTGCTGACAGTCGAGATCGGCGGCGGGCCGGTCGCAGCCGGCCGGGCGGCCGCCGAGCTTCTGGCGCGGGCGTTCCGGACCCTTTCATGAGTGGGGGCCTGGACTGGCCCGGTCTGATGAGGGCCGGCATCCGAGGGTTGGGGCTGCGCCCCGACCAGTTCTGGGCACTCACGCCCGCCGAACTGGCGCTGATGCTGGGGATCGAGGCCGGATCGCCCGCCATGACGCGGGACAGGCTGGCGGAACTGGCCGCGCGCTATCCCGATCGGCCAAGGGAAACATCTGGATAAGGGCAAGGATCTATGGCCAACAAGGATGGGTTCAGTTCAACGCTGGATCAACTGGATGAAGGGTTCAGCCAGACCAGCCGCATGACCGCCGCCTTCGAGGCGGAGCTTGACCGCTTGCGGCAGTCCGTGACCGTGACCGCGCGTGAAGTAGGGTCGCTGAGTTCGGGGATCGAGGGCGGGCTGCGCCGGGCTTTCGATGGCCTGATCTTTGACGGTGAGAAGCTGTCGGACGCGTTGAAGGGCATCGGGCGGTCGATTGCGGACACCGTCTTTTCGATGGCGATGAAGCCGGTCGAGAATGCCCTGGCCGGATCCCTCGCGCAAGGCCTCGGTGGAATGTTGTCGAGCGCGACGCCTTTCGCCAATGGCGGGGCCTTTGTCCAAGGCCGGGTGATGCCCTTTGCCAAGGGCGGGGTCGTCAGCCAGCCGACGCATTTTCCCATGCGTGGGGCAACCAGCATGATGGGCGAAGCGGGGCATGAGGCGATCATGCCCCTGCGGCGGGGAGCCGATGGCAGGCTGGGAGTCGCGGCCGCCGGAGGCGGCTCGCGTCCCATGAATGGCACGGGGACCGTGACCACCCCC